CCGGGATGATCGATATGGCGCTCATGATTCTGCGGGATGTGAAGGCCACGACGATCACGACGTGGGCGGCGGATGAATTGATAAGAACACTCGCGCAAACGCAACACGCAAATGTCTTAAAACGCTTCGAACCGGCTATTCTTAAGCTCGCCGATCACGAACGGATCAATCTCTCGCCTTACTACTCTCGGTTGTACGGTGAAGCCAATCATGAGATGGCTACCAAACGCAAGAAGATCGCAATCATCGTCGCGCCGGGCCTCGCTTCATTCCTCCACGGCGTGCGGCACGAACTCGCGCGGGATTATATCGTGCAGACGGCGGTGGTAAGTGACATCGAACACGCGAAGCAGTACATCGACTGGGCCGATCTCGTTTGGTACGAATTCGGAAACGAAATCGCGATCGAAGGGACCAAACGGTTCGACAAAAAAAGCATCGTTCGCGTTCACGGGTATGAAGTGATAAACGGGCTTGTTCAAGATATTTATCACCCGAATGTATCTCGTTACTTATTCGTGGCCGATCACGTGCGGAATATGGTCAATATCCCTGAGATAGCGGACAAGGTATCGATCATCCGCAATGGCGTGAATACAAGTAAGTATACCTTCGCTGAGCATCAACACGGGCGCAAGATTGCTTTTGTTGGGAACTTCAATACCAAAAAGAACCCCGGGCTTGCGATTCAGATACTGCACGAGCTTGTGAATGTTGGTCGGGGAGATTATGAGCTTCACTGGGCCGGCGATATGCAAGACGTGCGGCTGTACGCTTATACGATGAATCTGGTACACGCGATGGAGTTGCAAGACCGCTTCTTTATTCATCCGCACGTCGATACGAACGAATTTCTCGAAGACAAAGATTATTTTCTCTCAACATCAATTCACGAGGGATACGGAATGGCGATTCTCGAGGCGATGAGCAAAGGGATAAAACCAATCATCCACAACTTTTACATCGCCGATGAGTTCTACCCGATGCAGTATGTGTTTAATTCGATATCACGCGCCGTTGAGATGATAAAGGATGAGCCGTATGACTCTTTGGAATATCGGCAGTTTGCGGAACGGCACAGCGAAGAGAGACAACTTGAGAAGATATGCGAATTGGTGAGGGAAGTGATAAACGAATAACTGGCACAATGTGCATCCTAAAAGGAGACCGGCATGGCAATCCTCGAAGCGGAGAGCAAAGGAATTAAACCGATCATCCATCACTTCTGGGGAGCAACCGACGTGTATCCCGAGGAATACCTGTACAACACCGTAGACGAGGCCGTGCGGATGATCCTAAGCAACCAGTACGACAGCGAAGGATACCGTAAACACGCCGAGGAACATGGGGAAGAAGCGCAATTGAACGCGATCAAAGACATAATTGCAAACCTATTAACCGAATCACAGGAGGTGAAAACGGTGTGACAAAAGAAGTTCTGATCCTGCCTTTCCAAACCTTCTACGATTCTCGATACGGCAGGGTTGAACACTCGAAGAGAATCGCGGAACAACTCAAGAAGAATCTCGACCGGAAGATCGTGCCATATCCGATACCAGTACTTCTGTCTCACGAGAGCAAAGGTGGCAAGTACGGGGAGATTAAGGCATTGCGGATAAAAGATGAGGGGCTCGCCGCGGATATCGAGTTCACTTCGGAAGGTGAGAAGCTAATCAAAAGCGGCCGGTATGACTTCTTGAGCCCTGCCTATCACGACAACTATATCAACAAGACGACCGGGCAAGAGGAAGGGCCAACACTTTTGGAGATATCGCTGACGCCTATCCCGGCACAACCCGGAATGCAACGTATCACGCTAACAGACGCGGATGGAGAACACAACTTGATAACCTGGAATGTAGAGATTGACATAGAGACGGCCTATGGAAACAACGACAAAGGAGCTAAGAGAATGGCAGAAAACGCGAACGATTTTGCTGTTGTCAAGCGCTACGAAGAAGAACTCGCAGCCTTGAAAACGCAAAACAAACAGTTTGAAGAGAAGCTGAAAGCTCAAGAGGAAACGCTTACCAAGCAATTCGACGAGCAGATAAAAGAGAAAGACGGCCAGATCAAGAAGCTCAGCGATGATCTGGAAACAATGCAAAAAGAGAAACACACGATGCACGTGCAGCAATGGAGCGACGGCTGGCTCGCGAAGAGCAAGGCCCCCGCGCTTGTGAAGATGCTGGCAGATAAACTGGTCGAGGATCCCGATCAAGAGAAGTTCTTCGAATCAATCCTCGAAACATCGACAACCGTCCCGACGAAACGCTACGTAGGATTATCCGATTCCGAAGAAGCGCCTAAAGGGGTAGACATTGACAAGCTGGCTAAAACGTTCGCCGGCGTGGAGGTGAAATGATGAGTTTGAAAACCGAAGGGTTTGAAAGCGGATACGAACTGATGGTATCCGTTGCAACAAACGCGACGCTGTCCGCGAAACAGGTGATGGGATGGGATAACCTCACGGGGTTGTACAAAGCCACTCCCACAGCGGTGACCGTTACGACCACGATGACAACGACAGGCGCAACCGCGCTCACGGCCGCAACGTACGCGATCGAATATGGTTCTCCCGCGATACTATCCGTATCAGTTGGCACGTCTACCACCAAGATCACGACGGACTACTCGACGAAGGTCATCACGATATCGAGCCACACAAAGGCCGCAGTTATCTCTGTCGGGTACAACATGTACACCTACGAACCGTGCGCGGTGCTCTCCGAAGATGTAGATAAAAACCAAACGATCGGATACGCGAAGACTCTGCTCAACGGTGTAGTGGCCGATTCTGATCTGTACGGCACGCTGAGCGCGGACACAAAAGCGAGACTGGCGAAGAACGGAATCATTGTACTTGAAAGAGAAGGGGTGACGGCGTAATGGCGACGTTCAACAGTGCTACCTGGACTACGTTATTGACTAAAGTATTGCAACAGATGAGGGATGAGCCGTTCTTTCTCACGCAAATGCTTGGATCCAGTAAAATATTCAGCCCGACGACCACGATCAAATGGCGAATGATCACCACTTCCGGCAAGATGAGCTCGATCGGATTACGTGACGATCCGGCGCGCAATATTGATTACAAGAACACCGCCGAAGACATCACCGTGACGCCGCCCCAAATCTTCGAACGCGACAGCATCGAATCGACGGAAGCTTTGACTTCTTCGTTTAATCTGAATGAACTTGCAAACCTGAATGACGCTTCGGATATCACGCGTTCCTTCGCGTATTCCTACGGCGTTAAACTCCAGGGGCTTCGCGATCGGCTTAAACGCCGTATCGAGTATATGTTCGGACAACTCCTCCTGACTGGGAAAATCAGCTTCACAACGACTGAAAGAACATTTGAGCAGGATTACAGAATCAGCACAACCGGGACACTTACGGTGAGCAGTTCAACGGACCCGCTCGAACTTATCGGCGCGGAATGCGAGAGCTTCGCGCAAACGCTCGGGATGTGGCCGAACGTTATCCTGATGACCCCGTGTCTTGCGCGCGGGATTATGAACCACTCAAAAACAGAAAAGTATATCAGCAAAAACAATTACAACTTTGGGTTGCTTAAGCCTCGGTTTAATTCGCCAAGCGTTCGGTTCATCGGCGAGTTCCAAGAGTTTGGAATCCCTGAGATATACGTGTATTCCGGAACCTACGCGAACGATTCGAACGTTGCGACCAACTACATCCCCGAATCCTCAAGCACAAGCGGAAAGATGATTCTGCTCAATACAAGCCAATTTGCTCTTGGCTACGGCGCGGTTGTCGACTTTGAACTCAAACCCGATGGATCCCCAATTATGACCGATGTCATCGTCAAAGAAAAGATTCCCGAAGCATCCGAAGGGCACACGAAGACTATATCGCTACTCTCCTATCCTCTCCCGATTTTGTATAACGCTAACGCGTGCAAAGTATTTACAAGCACGATATCCTAATAGGCCACGCCGGTATAACGCCGGCTGGTCCTTTTTAGAGGTGACCGGATATGACAGTGGCGCAACTAAAGGCTAAGTTCCCTGAAGACCTTATTAACAGCTTGACGGAATCGGACGATTCGATTCTTACCGTGCTGCTCGCGGAAGCGGAGACGTTTATCAACTCGATTATTGCAATCACAGACACAACCCTCAAAGAGATACACGAAACGTCTTACGTGATTTACCGGTTATATGAGCGGCACGGATTCCAGGAGCAGGCTCAGGCATATTACGATCGATTGATGAGCGCGCTCAAGAAGACAACCGGAACAGATGCGGCGGCCCCTTCTTCGCAACACTATATCACGGCGGGCACGCAAGTATTCACGACAACCGTAATGGATAAGTGGTGATGTTATGGTCATCACGTTTACCTATACCGACAAAGGCATTGATACGCTTACCAAACGGTTGAACAAGGAGCTTTCCGATCTCTCTAAACCGCTCAAAGACGTAGCCGTGTACATGAAAGAGGAAGTGATGGAGAACTTCGAGCAAGAAGGGCGGCCGAAGGGATGGCCAGCGCTCGCGGACAGCACAATCGAGAAAAAGAAGAAGGTCAAGGGCGTAAGCGGTCAAATCCTCGAGTTCCACGGTAAGCTCAAGCAATCGATCAACCTGCGTTCAGACAAGAGTGAAGCGTCGGTATTCTCTGGCGTGTTCTACGGCGTGTATCACCAAACGGGCACGCGAAAGATGCCGCAGCGAGCCTTTATGCCGTACTCTGACAGCGATGGAATTCCGCCGTTCGATACCAAGGGAATCGAGAACATCAAAGATATTCTTCTTGAGCATCTGACAAGGGCGTGTGATTGATATGTACAAAGAGCTGCTTGACGAGATAAAGAACGCGTTGGATACGGAGTTCCAGGCAGAGACGGTCAAGATCGGCGCGCTGAACTGGGCGAAGAACGCGATCTATCCGTTGATAGAGATTTTGCCCGGAAGAGCCGATCGCGCGGTGTATGTGAGCAGTGCAGGCGTCGCAAAAGAAAAGCTCGACTTCACAATCATCTACGCGAACCGCGGCACCTTCGCACAGGCGGAAGAGCTTGAGAAGAGCAACGCGGAAGCAGCAGAGAAAATCGTGGCAATATTCAAAAACAAGAACAGCAACATCGAAAACCGGCGGGTATTTTATCAAGTGCCCGGATACGCGCTCGAACGAATACTGGTTGAATCATCGAACCATTACGTCGTGGGTGCGGCAGTCGAAATACAAATCGAAACAGTGAGGTGATAAAGTGGCAGCGTTACAAGGTTCTCAAATGAAGGTGGTAGGCAGGCTTGAGTCGTCCGGGACTAATGTTCATCTCGGGTTACTCCAGAGCATATCGCCTTCGATAACGAACAAGGCCGCCGAAGAAAAAGGGATCGGCGGTTATACCAAGACCAGAATGACCAAATACGATCAAGCGATCAGCCTTGGCGGATTGGTTACGAGCAAAGATGTGCTGGCGTTTGGGACGAATACCGGCAACGGCGTGCCTCCCGCGGTCGAGTTGCGAATACACGACGCAACACTCGGGAGTTGTTACTTCGGAAACATGACGATCAGCGGAGGGGAAGATGCGCCGCTCGAATACTCGCTCGACGGAATGTTCTTAAGCATTACGACGGGCGCGACGGCACCGACAGCAATCACTCCGGAGACGTACTTCGTTTTCTCGGACGCCACGATCACGTGGGCGAGCGAAACGGATACCATTCGTAGCTTCTCGCTCAGCAAGAACCAAGACGTTACCGGCATTTACGGGACGTCGTTGTCTCCGACTGACGTGGAGATCGGAACGGCTACCTATGAGGGCGAATTTGCCATCGCATCTTCTACCGTAAGCAAAATTGCGTCGGGCGCGTGG